ACCAGGTAGTCTTGCTTTTAGAGCACCAAGATCTACACCATCATCAGTTACATATTTACCTATAGTATTCCAAAATTGTTTCTTATGACTGGCGTCTAAAATATTGTTGTAAGCCCAATGTCCGAGTTCGTGCAAGACTGTGATTGAAGGTGGTAAACCATTAGCGTTTATATTATTTAGATCTAAACCAATAATATTTTGCATACTGCCATCATTTGGTCCTGAACCAGGTCCGAAGTATGCACCTCTCATTTGCTCACCTTTAACTATTGCAAAGTTTGGTGAAGCTGCATCAAGTTCAGTTCCTGCCATTCTAGACATAACCATTAAGACAGCATTTATATCTCCTTGGTTTACATTTGCTGTAGACATAATAGTAGCAAACTTTTGCCAAGATGTTTCTCTGCTACGATTAGGTAGTTTAATACCTCTTGGTATATGTCTTTCAACAATACCATTAAGTAAATCTAATTGTCTTATTACAGCTTGAACATCACCTTTTGATTTTAACTTAGACCAAGGTGTTTGTTCTAATATCTCAATACTTGTTAATACATCTCCGACAGTTTTATGTCTTGATTTAAACTCTGCATCATTAGGTATTAACTTATCTTCTAGTTTTACATTAGACGCTCTCTGTAAACCAACTGCCCCTGGCTCCATACTAATGTCGCCTTTGGTATTAGTTATTTGTTTTTGTTTAGGGGTTTTGTCTACAACTCTAAATGCTTGACCAATGTCGGTCATAGGCTCAAAAGATTCTAGTTTTGCCAATGCACCATCTGCGTTAGCATCAACCGTACCTATAATATAATTTTCTTTTGATTGTTTTTTAAGAACATCAAATACAGATGAGCCATCAAGTTGTTTTTGACTAGGAGTTCTTATTGTATTTGCATACTCTCCAGTTTCTAAATAGATACTTAATGCTCTACCCTTTGGTACTTTAGGTAAGTATTGACTTAAAAATGTATTAAGTCTTGGGTCAGCATTTTGTTCTACTTCTGTAGGCTTGACAGTATCGTCTACTGGATTTGATTGTGGTTCTTCAGCAGCGTTCTCGTATGTATTAGTTTTAGTATGGTCTTTTCTACGGAAATTCTTAGTAGACCCAGTGTCAGTTAAGTTTGATGTAGCAAGCTTTCCAGACTTACCTGCTTGTAATACTTGTATTTCAAACATTTCTGGAAGAGATCTTTTAGCAAAATCAGAACTTGCGAATCTATGCACTGTATCTAATTCATTAGAATGTACTTCGTAGACATCACCCCTCTTCATTATTCTTCCTATTCTCTTACCTAAGAAGAAAATGTTTTGGGCGTCTGCAATACCATCTATGTTTTTTATTTTAAAATGATTGTTTACATCAACTTCATATCCTTTGAAGTCAATAACATCTGGCTTATTTCTACCTACTGGTTTTGTATCAGGAGATTCTTTACCTAACTGAATCATTCTATTAACAATAGAACTTACACCTAAGTCATAATCTTCTTTAGATATTTGACCAGATGTCAATTCAGAAACGAGTTCATTTAACTCTTCCTTCATCTTTAATTGAATTGCTTCAGCATTTACATCTTGGTCTACAATCTCTTGTGCTATCTCCTCGTCTACTTCGTCAAGAGGTTTACCTGTGTATTCTTCAATCTTTTGTTTAGCTATAGCTTTATCTTCAGCAACACCTTCCATATGTGCTTTTTTGATATTAGCCAAAGCTTTTCTGTTAAGTGTTTTAGCTCTAGGATCTCCACCTAAATCTTTGATCTGAGCCTTAATTCTTTTCTTGTCGTTTAATAAACCTTTTATCTGCAATTTAACCAAAGGTGATTCTGCTTGGTTTCTTAATTCAGATAGTGATTTATTTATAGCCCTTAGATCTCTTTGTGCTAAAGCTATATTATAATTCTTACCACTTTTATAAACTAGATTTTCATTACCCGCTTTTTCTTTTGGAGTAGAATGGGTAAATCTTTTTCTTAAATCTTTAAGAGCTTGTCTTACTTGTTTATATGTAGCAGTGGTATCAGTTACATTGTCTGCAGGTATGTCGCTTTTACTTTGATATACCTTACCTGTTACTGCATCACCAATTCCTGCAGTTCCTTCTGGTGCTTCTATTCTTTCGTAGGTTAGGTTACTAATCTTTTCATACTTACCATCAACTAATTCCTTACCAGACTTTTGTACTTTGTTATGTATGTCTGTGTCAGATACAAGTTTGTATACCCAAGACTTTGTTCCGTCTGAGTTTCCAGGAAATTCTTTAAACCCTTCTGGTGTAGAAGTTACATCTTTTACATCAATTGTAAGAAGTTCATTTGCTCTACCTCTTGGTGGAACAAAAGTAATATTTGCAACTTTTAATATGTCCCTTGACATTTGATACAGCTCGTTAGCTGTTATATAAGCATCTCCACCTTTATCTAAACTTCTTATAGAAGATTCTATTTGTGTTAATGCTTTGTCTATAACAACAACTTTATCTGCTTCAAAACCATAGGTAGCATTTTCAACTCTTTTACCATCTACCTTAGATGTTTTTCTTTTTGTTTTTAAACCTGTGTTAGCATCAATGTATGCAAACTTTTCAAAGTCAGCTTCTTCACGACCAGTTTCACTTCTACTATCTAACTTAGCATCAAGTAGAGCTTCTTCAGCAGCAGCTGTTCCAGTGTAGACCTGACCTTTTTTCTTGTATTGTTCTAGTAATGGTCCATCAGTTAAACCATATCTGTTAGCTTTTCTTAATAGATTTTGTATTCTACCATTTCTATCTTTACCTAAAGATACAGATGTAGACGCTGTAATATCAATATCACCACCAGCACCTTTCTCTGCCTTAACATCAAAAACTTTATCACCAAGTAATCGTCTGTTTCTAACTTTGTCTATTTGTAATTGTACTATTTTCTTAATGAACTCATCATTGTAGCTTCTACCTGGTTGAGCATTAGATAGACCCTCAATAAATAATGCAGCAGTTTTTTGTATTGCTGCTTTTTCTAAGTCAGTAAAATCAGAAACATCTAAGCCAGATAAGATTTTATTAACATCTGGTTTAATAGTGCTTTTTCTTGCTGTAGGTTTTTCACTAAATAAAAGTTTAGTTATTGGACCTATGCCTTCAGGGTTATGTCTTGCAATTGTTTCAAGCACCTGTTCAATAGGTGCATTAGGCATATCCGCTACCGTTGATTCAAATAAGGCAGCAGCATTAGTTTCGTCATTGATTACTTTTTCGTAAGCATCAATTATTAATTTTCTAGAATCATCAGATATAGTTGGGTCGTTGTTAACGATACCCATAAAGGCATCTCTATTATATATACCCCTTAAAGCAAATGTGTCTGCTGGATCTGATAACGACTTGGCAATAGCATTAACACCTTCAGTACCAATATAGTCGTCTATCATATTTTGTAGAGCTATAAGTCTAGCCTGTTTTCTAGAGTACTTTTGGTTGTCTACTAAATCTTTTACCTCTCGTCTGAAAGATGCAGCTGCAGCTTTTATATCTGCAGGGTCAAATATTTCTTCAATAAACTTAATAGAGCCTTTGTCTGTATCAATTATATCAGGTTTATTAGGATTAAACTTAGGATCAGATTCTAATAGGTCATTAATCTGGTCCATTCTTTGACCAATAGTTACTGGCTCTGGTTTTAAATCTGGTTTAGGAGCATCTGGTGCACCTTCATCAGGTGTTGATACTGCTTCTTCTGCTTCTGCAGTACGACCTTCTTGCCTTGCTTTTGCCTCAGTTAGTTCTTGTTCCCTAACTTTAGCTTGCTCAGAAGAAAGAGCTTCATCTGCCTCAACAGTTTTATTGTTATTAAGAGTTTCTAATTTTGCATTAGCATCTTTAATTTGATCAGTTACATCTTTTAAATCTTGTTCATATGTTTCTGCTTTCTTAGCGTGTTTTTCACTTAGCTCTTTACCAGCTTTTGCTTGTTGGTTACGATATGTTTGTTGTCTTTGTAAAAGTTTCTTTCTTTTCTCAAGGTCTGATAAAGTAGATTGTATTTCTTCAGCAGTTTCAGTTTTGACTTCTACTTCTTTTACATCATCACCTTCTACTTTTGGTTCAGTTTCTAATATATCTTGTTCAGCTTTTGTTTTTGGTGTTGCTTCTTCTGGTTTACCAATAACAAGATTGTCCTCAGCATCTATCCTAGCTTGAATATCATTTAACTGAAGAAGCTTATCAATCAGTCCCTGTTCATTACCGTCTTTGTAATCTCTTAGGAATGCACCAACTAATTTTCTTTTTTGTAATGAAGCTGCTTCATTCTCTTTAATCTTAGTTTGAGTTTGTTGTATTTCAGCAGGATCTTTT